ATCGTCCTTGTCCAGTTGGTTCGCTGTGAACTGTTCGAGAAACCGCATGAAGATGTAATCCCATGACGCCAATACCGGCGTGGCTTCTTTTCGCTCGGTCACCCGCCCATGGTTGCCGTAGACACAATAGATGGCACACCGGTCGTAGCACGTCTCTAAGAGGCGCACGATCATCTGGGAAATTTCCCACGGGCCCTCGGTCACCTGCCGCGAAATATCCGCGTCCAATTCGTAGGGCTGGCCTCGGAAAATCGACATCCCGTCGGCCATGTCGCCTAACGCGAGGATGTTCAGTCGCCGGACGGGGGTCTGTGCGGAGCGGTTGATGGCGACAATCTCGGATTCCAATCGCGCTAACCGCCGCAGAAAAATATCCCAGCCGTATTCGGATAAGCCGCCCATCTCGTCAGGGTCGACATGGCTGCCGAGCTGCAGATCCGATAACAACAGGACGTGCTCGCTGGTCGGTGGCAGCGACGGAGGCGGCGGGGCCAGCGAGGTCGGCGCAAGGCGTGGGAGTTGGGCTTTAAGCGCCCGAACCACCGTCTCGGTCCAAACGTCGGCGTCGAGCTTCTCCTTCCGCACCTTCCGGAGCGCCGAGAGCTCCTCTTGCACCCGGTGCTTGGCCAAGGCATCCGCCGGGTCGTCACCGGTTTCGGCCTCTTCGTCCAGGGCATTGCTCATCGAGCGCTTGGTCCGATTGAGATAGGCCCGTCGTCGCGTGGCCCCGGTCTTGAATCGTTTGTCGTCCGGGAACATCCGCGCCGCGGCTTCGAGGGCTTGCCGGTTGACGTTGAAGTTCGCGCACAGTTCGGGATTGGTCTGTGTGGCGTAGGCGTCGCAGATTTTCTGTTTTTCTTCGTCGGTCAATTCGCTCCAACCGCGCGGTCGCGGGTCGTTGGCCATAGGAAATGGTCTCCGGGAGTGCGCTAGCATGCAGGTCATGACTGAAAGCGAACATGCCCTGCGCCTGCGGGGTGGCCCCCTGAGGAATGTTCGTTATGCATCCTAATACGCCTGCTCCTCGAATGGGGCACCCCCGCCGGGCGGTCGGAATCTGATATGGCGGACTCGCTCGCGGAAGTCGCCCCCGATGCCCTCCGTGAGGCATGGGAGGCGGCGGGACGTCTCGGCAAGCCTGGGGAGTCGTTTATCCACGAAATGGTCACGCTGGAAGAATTTCACGAGTCCCTCGAATGGATGGTGACGTACGCGAAGTCCTCGGACGACCTGTTCTGGCGGCCGAATGGCCCGTTGCACCACCTGTGCCCGCCCAAGAAAGGCGAGGGCCGCCGACCGGCGCATCACGTCTGGCGACCGTGGAAGCTGATCAAGCTCATGGCGCGGGTCCGGTCGGATCCGTTGTGCCAGGCGTATATGGAACTCGTGCGCGAAGGGCAGACGGTGCCCGTCAGAGATTGGGCCATCGCCCATGCCCGCAAGGCCCAGGACACGGTCGTGGACCTGATGGAATCGGACGACGACGCCATCGCCTATCGTGCTGCAGACAGTATTCTGAAGCGTGCCGAATCCGCGGAAGGCACTGGGGGGCATGCTGATGGGCCATCCGAAACCAGCCGACAATCTGCCGCTGTTGTTCAAGTACTGGTCGCCAGCCTTGAATCTCGCGGAGGAGCTGAAGGATCCGAGGATCGGGCAGATGGTCGGGCGGTGGTTGATCTCGAATCAGCAGTTAGAAGCGTGGAAGGATCCGGACCTCCCGCCCTACCAGCCGAGTCCGAAACACTGGGCGATCCACCTTAGCCCCGCCAAAGAAAAGCTCATCGCAGGCGGCGAGCGCGGTGGGAAAAGCCGCGCCGTCTGCCAAGAAGCGTTTGGCATCATCCCCGACGGTACCCCCGGCCGGTACTGGGTCGGGGGGCAAAAATACGAAGACGCCGAAGTCGAGTTTCAGAACCTCGTGGGACTCTTCCAGTCCATTGGCGCCCTCCCCCTCAATGACCGCCTGCTCCAACGCTATGTGAAAACCCCGCAGGATCGGTCGTGGGTGGCGGAGCTCCAGGGCGATTTCGCGGGCACGATCATTGAGACGAAGTCCGTGGGTGAGGTCAGCAACCTCAAGGCCCGGTCGGTCAATGGCGTGGTCTTATGTGAAGCGGCGCTCATCAGCGCCGAGGCGTTTAAGCGGGCGCAAGGGCGCATCGCCGAGCGTGACGGCTGGCTCTGGGCCTCCGGCACCTTCGAGAAGCAGAAGGGCAGTTGGTACGCCGAGATGTACGACCGCTGGAAGACGCATGCGCCCACCCACATTCAACAGTGCTTTAGCTTGCCGACGGCTGACAATCCGGTGCTGTTCCCCCGAGGCCGCGAGGACCAACGCTACCTCCGCATGATTGCGAATTCCGATCAGGACCGCATTATGTTGCGCTTTGAAGGACAGACCGTGCCCAATCGACTGCGGGTCTTCCCCCAGTTCGACCCCGAGACCCATGTTGGCGACTACGGATTTAACGCCCGGCAGCCCGTGTGGCTCGCCATTGACCCCGGCTGGACGACCTACGCGGTATTAGCCCTGCAAGTCACCACCGATGGCTCGACGGATACCATCCGCGTGATTGACGAGATCTTCGGCCATAACACCACACGCGAAGAAATCATTATGGACGCGCGGGCACGCCCCTGGTGGGGGAATGTGCCCGCCCGGGACCATGTCATGGACATTGCCGGGAAACAGCATCAGCAAGGCGGGGATACCGAGTTGGATGCCTGGTGGCAGCTCGCTGGGTTACACATCGACGTGAATTATGTCAAACTTGAGCAGGGCATCGATCGTCTCGCGAGTTTTCTCGAAACGACCGTGGCCCGTAATGAGAGTGGACAATGGATCCGAACCGATCCGTATTCCCGCCTGCTCGTGAATCGACGGTGTGAAGAGTTGGCCCACGAATTCGCTATGCATCAGTATCCCGAACACCTTGAGCCGGAAGAACGCCGGATTCCCATCGATCGCTGGAATCATGGACTCAAAGCGTTAGGCTATTGGTTGCATCATCATTACGAACTGCCTGGCGATCACGCGCAGCCCATGATGGCCTCGTTTGGCGGCGCGGCGGCCTAAGGACCGGAGCATGCTTCCTGAGATGGACGATGGCGCGACCGTGGTTCACCTGCCGGATGGTCGCCGCGTGACGCTGTCGCCCGAAGAATCCGAAGAGTTTTTCGCCGTGCGGGATGAATGGGAAATCGCCGGGAAGGAGCTCGACGCGATTGTTGAGCGGGCCTTGAATGCGATGCCCCCGGCCATGGAACGCCCGACGTCTGGCGGGGGCAGTATTTTCCCGACGGATGATCCGCCGCCGCCCCCACCCACAGCCGACTTTGATCTCAACACCCTTGCGTATCTGAAACATCGATACGCTGCCGACATGAATGGAAGTCACGATGCCTAAAGTTGGGAAGACCCATTACCCCTATACCAAGGCTGGCCGCAAATCGGCAGCAAAGGCCCGGAAGCGTAGGCGCAAGAAAGCGAAGAAATAGGCCCCACCCATGGCTGAACGCCGACCCCGTCGTCCCTCCTGGCTGAACGCTGAATTTATTAACGACCTGGAATCCGGCCAGGAGAAACTGTACGGCCCTCGGAACAAGCAAATCCAAGACCTTCGCGCGCTGCGCTTCAAGCAGCACGATTTCGAGGTGCCTCGTGCCTATTCGCGACAAACCAAGAAGATCAAGACCTACCTCGCCGGTAAGTGGGTGGAACAAGAAGTGGGCGCGCTGGCCAGCCGCCTCTTTGAAGTCTCATCCCCCCCGCCGCCGTTGGCAACGCAGGACGACCGCCATAAAGCCGAAGGCCGCGGCGTGTTCCTGCAGGCCCTGTGGCGGAAACACGAAGCCGACGCCCAACGCGACCTGTTCCGACGGTTTGTGGATGCTCAGGTGGCGGACGGTGAAGGCGTCTATCGTGGCGTCTATAAGCCGAAGGCGTGGGAAGGCATGCCCACGCTGCAATCGCACTTTGTCACCGAAGGCTTCGACCGGGACATGCCGGACGCCGAGCTAGCCGCAAAGCTCAATGGCCGCCAATTAGGCGAATATTCCCGAGCGTTTCAGCGGTTTGTGGCCGGTCGGCCGTTACCGTTTGCCGTGCGTAACGTGGACCGTATGTCCTATATGCCGGTGCGCGGAGAATTTGGCATCGACTCGGTCCTCGAAGTGTCGAAAGTTCCTTTGGATGTGGCCCGCCGTGCGGCCGGGCCGTTGGGCGGCTTGCCGCACTCCGGGGATGACACGTCGTGGGGCGCGACGGTCAAGCTGTCCCTCTATACCGATGATGAATGGTGCGCGCTCAACGCCGATGGACGGTGGGTGGGCGCGATGCAACATGGGCACCTGCGAGTGCCGTATTGGTCAGCCTTTGGGCAGGAAACGGGATCCTCTGACCCGCGCTTCGAGGGCATCTCGACGCTGTTCAAGCTCATGGACGTGATCCCGATTATCGATCAGCTCCTCACGATGAAATACCGCCGCAGTTTTGCGACCAGTTATCCCATGTGGTTCTGGAAAGGCTACACGGGGTTGGGCCAAGGGCCCGGAGGCGCCGCCGGTCCTGCCGGTCCCGGGGGCTCACCGCAACGGCCGAGCATTGAACTGGAGCCCGGCACGGTCTATCCGGGACGGCCCGGCGAAGAAGTGCCGGTACAGTTCGGCGGCGTGGACATTGGACAGGACATCGAGCAGACGATTCAGATGCTGCTCGCCCTCTCAGCGGAAACCCAAATCGACCCCGGCGCCGGTGGCGGCGGCAGTCATATGTCGGGCTTCCTCCAAACGCAGTTAACCGAATTGGCCAAGACCGGCTACCACCAAATCCCCGATCATGCCTCACGCGCACTGGAGGGGTACTTTTCGTGGGTGCTTGAAATGCAGGAACGGGTGCTGAAGAAGCCCCTGATGTTGCCGCCGACTGAACAGAATCGGTCGTGGCTGACCTTGGAGCCGGAGCACGACGGGCAGTATCAGACCGTGGTCGAAATCACACCGACGAACCCCTTGTTGGATATGGCACGCGGCCAACACTTCACCAACGAATGGAAGCAGGGCGCCATCTCCTGGCTCGAAGCCACGAGGAAAAAAGGCTACAAAAACCCCGAACAGATGTGGGAAGAGATGCTGGCAGAGAAGATTTCGCAGATGCCCTCCATGCAAATGGGCATTATTCGCCGCGCCGTGGCTCAGCTCGGGCTGCCGGATCCCGTGGTGGACGACGTGGTCTCCGCCATTGGCGGCGCCGCAGGCGTTGGTCAAGGCGTGACCGGCGGCCGTCCGGAAGGCCAGGCCACCGTGGAAGGCGCGGGGATGCCCCTCGCGGGGCCCAGTAACCAACCCGGCCCCGCTCAAGCGACGGTGAGCCCGAATGGCACGCCCTAACCGACAACCATCTAGAATGCAAGGGAAACGATGCGCTTAGACTTTACGCAGCCGGTCAATATGGGGAACCCCACCGTGGATCCCACGGCGGGCCGCGGCTATCTTGATGACGACGAGCCGACCTTCGCCACCCGCGTGGCACTCCGGCTCGCACAGAACATTCAACGTGATTTGACGTTTGTGGACCGCTACGTTGCGGACAACTGGGGATTTAATCGCACGCCGATTAAGCCCGATGAACGCATCGAGATGGTGCAGAGTCTCCGCCTGGAGGATCTCGACAGCATGGCGGGGGTCTACGGACGCGATCGTGTTGCCGAATTAGTCGTCGAAACCAAACGCATGCTTGAGCAGGGCGCCATCCCCGAGGAGCCACCCCTTGGCTGAAAAGAGGCTCGACGCAGAGGAGCGCCGGAAGCACCTAGAGCGCCTCCGCACGTTGATCGCAAACGCCCTGACCAGGGCCCAAGGGACGAAAGAAGCGGGGCTTGGGCAGCGGGTGGCGCTCCCAACCTTCCTTAGAGCGGGCGCGGAGGCCGCCGGGATGGTACGGCAATTATTCGCCCCCGAGCCCGGCGAGTCGCGGCTGCAATGGTTACAAGACGAGGACACCTATGCCCAGATCACCAAGGCGGCGGAAGATGAGTTGCCGCCCGAGGTGGCGAGGCTCATGGCGTTGTCAAAAGAGCAGCGACCAGCCACGGAAGCAGATGTAACGGCCGGGAGAGCCAC